AGTTTTTGTACCCGATTCTAATAAACATTTTTTAGTTAATGTAAAGTGTGTAGGTGTATCACTATCATATTGTGATATCTTTTCTACTCGTGAATCAAGTGATGAAGATGTTTTAAAATTAACATCGTCTAATAATCTAAAATTTCTTCCCGTCTTAGATGAAAATATACTATCTGCATTTACAAGTAATGCGTAATCTAAATCAGGTGTTACATTTGTACCATCATCCTCTGCAGGTACTTCAATTGTTATTTCTGAAAGTACTGATGCTGGATGAGATAGTTTTGGTTTATATCCAAATGATTGTGCAATCTTATAAATATTTTTCTTTTCTTCTGCTGCATGTAATAAAGTTTCACGATATTGTGTATCAATATAAAATGATAAAGTATCCCCAACATAACTTGCCATTTCAATAAACATCATTCCAGGTGATGCTTCATTAAAATCATTGTATGCTGTAGGATAATATGATTTGGCGTATTCTAATAGATTAGCTCTAATAGTAGAAAACTCTCTACCAATATATCTAATATCTCGCTTTTCTTTTTTATTATTCAGCCCATAATCTACATCATTAGCCATTTTAATCTCCTGCGTTAAAATTAAAAGTTATTGTTTCAGGTGAATCTGGGTCATCAACTGTCACAATAAATTCTAATGTAACTACTACTTGGTTTGGGTTCTTTTTATCTTGTACCACAAAAACATTTTGTGCTTTTATGTAAGGTAACCATTGTTCTAATGCTTCGTGTATAGTTTCTTCAATACTATCATTTAAATCTTGTCCTTGTTGTTCAAATATTAATGCTGGTAAGTTACTACCAAAATCTGGTTGTCCTACTCGTTCACCTTTCATAGTTAATAAAAGATTTTTTATATTTGAAAATGCTTGTTCCTTGACTGTTTTTGCTCTTGGAAAAAATCCTACATTATCACCTTGATAAGTTAGTGGAAATGTACAACCAAAGAAAGAATCTTCATCCTCATTAATCTGTTGGACAGATGGATTATTTGTTAGGTTGACATTTTCAGGCATTATCTTTTACTCTTCATCTTATCGTGTTTCATTAAAGCACTATAATCTTTTGTTAAGGCATCTACTACACTCTCAGGTACTTGTTCCGAAGTAACTCCAGCTTGTTTTAATGTTTGTACTGCTGCAACTTTTCTTGCAGTTTCTTTATCATTACCGAATCCAGCTTCACTATATCCTAATAGTTCTGCTGCTCTACTCGAATCAAAAGTTCCACCACCCATTGTTGGATATTCATCTGTTTCCATATTAGCTGTCTCATTGAGAATACTATTTAAGGATTCATTAGATGTATATTGTTTAACAACTGGTTTTTTTCTTACAACTTTTTGAACCTTTTTCTTCACGATTGGTGCGGTTGATTTGAGAGTAGTACTTCTTTTATTCTTTAAGCTATTTATTCCCTCATTAATAAATATCTGTTTGACCTCTTTTTGTACTTCTATTCGTACTACTTCTTGTATTATTTTTACTAATTGCTTTTTAGTCATTTCTAACTCCTTTATCCTGGTACATTATAACCTGCAAATGGTAAAGGTGATGGTGCTGCTGGAAACAGTCCACTCACCTGACCTAAGTGCGTTTTAAAACTTTTTATTAATTGTTCTACAAAATCATCAACATCTTTATTTGCTGCTCCCAAAGGAACATATGCTGCAGTTATTCCTGGAACTATTACAGTCGCTCCTGCTGCAGTAACTCCACCCAACCAATACAATTTTAAACCTGTATCGAGTTGTAGTGGAAATGGTGTTACTCCGTAAGATTTAAAAGCAACTTTTAACATTGCTTCTAATGCTGCAACATTACCACTTGCTAATGGTGCGGGTGGTGCTGCTCCTACAGTCATTCCAAGTTTAATACACTTATCATATGATTCAGCAATTACTTTTGCCATATCATCTCCTGCATCTAAACCTTTTTTATACTCAGCTTTAAATATATCCCAACTCATAATTTCCTCTAAAAACTATTCCATTTGACTTAATTTTATTAAATATTCTTGTTGCTTCATTGCCATATCAAATGTAAGTGAATCCATTTTATTTTTATGTTTCATCTCATTGATAAGTTCTTCTTGTCGTAACTTCTCTACTTGAAGTTCAATTCTTAAATACTCTTCTTGTGCTTGTAATTTATTTTCTAAATCTGAAACTCTATTTTCCATAGTTTTATATGTCCCACCAATACCACCTAAAGCAGTTATCGTACTCAAGATAACTTTAATAGTATCATTCTTCATTACTCTACCAAATTCTTAGGACTCTTTATTTGTGAGAGTGTTGATTTTAAACTAGCTAATAATCCTGCACCAGGTCCAACTACTACTGGCCCTGTCGGTGCTAACAAACCAGTCTCAATTAATGTTAGTATATCATTTAACTTACTTTCTAATATCGCACCTAACACTAATGGTTCTGTTGCTCCAATACTTCCTATCTTGGTAGTATCTGCTTCTATCACAACTTCTTTTGGTGCACAAATAGAAATATTATTATTACTACCAAACACTATATCTCCACCATTCTTTGTATTAAAAATAATTCTATCTGAACTAAGTAAAATATTTTTTCCCTCATATGGTGGTGGTGATAATTGACTTTCAATACCAGGTGTAAAAGTTAATGGTTGGTTTGTGGTTATATAAACACTTGAACCATCCGTATCAATTCTTTCTTCTATTGGTTGTTTTGGATTTGGAAAATCATCTGTTGATTGTCCAGCATTTAAAATAATGTTTGGTGAATCTTGATTATCATTTTTTATATCACTACCAATTCTAATAGTGTTTCCAAATCTACCCTCAATTAAAACATCACCCTCTTGTGGTAATAATCTTCTTACATCTTGTGTTGGTTCTAAATAGTAACCAAGTTTTACACCTGTATCATCTTGTTCGTTTGCAGTATCGATATTATCAGATACTAAAGTATCTTTTGATTTACCTTTACTCAATCCGTGTTGTGTATTAAAATTAGGATTACCAAAAAAATTTACTTGTGTTGTATAGAATAATTGTCCAAGATATTTTACACCAATTACAATTTCACCAATCACTGGTGTAGTTTGTATATTTGGATTTAATGGTTTGTAATCACTTAACTTATCAATGTTTTTTCCAGTCTCTGAAATTACTAACCTACCCTTAACTCCACCGAGATAAGTATAATCAGGCCCATCACTTCCTTGTGGGAAAGAGTTTCTTGTATCATCTAAATGTACCTCTAATACTTCTAAAGGTTCTAATTCATAAAACTGACCAGGCTCATCTGATATTTCTTTTATTAATCTTAATGTAGATTCAACATTTTGTACTCTATTACCCGTTATTGGACCAGATTTAGTTCCACTTTTAGGTTTGATATTGTATGACATTAGCTATCTAATTTTGCAGTTATGTTATCCGAATGGTCTTGAAGTTCTTCGACCGTGCTTTGAATGTTACTCATTAATTGTTCTTTTTCTCTATCACTCAACATAAAGTTATCATCATCATCACCCTTATTACCAGCAGTTGCCATTCTCTGTACAATGGTTGCTAACTTAACAAGTTGTTCATCATTCTTTACATTGATTTCTAAATACTCTTTCAACATAGGAATTATTTGTACGGCCGTATCGCCATCCTTGATGAACCCAACTACCTCTTTCATCAGTACTTCTAACTGAGTCTTGTTCTTGTTTGAGTTATCATAAATGTCTTTAAATACATCTGATAAGGTTTTACCCTCGAATACTTCAAAATCTATTGCCATAATTTTACCTATATTGTTACAATAATAAATATCAAATTCTTAAAAAATTGGTGTATATAAATATATATGATTGAAGTTTTCCTAATATATACAATAGTTATTAATTGTCGGTAAATAAACTCCGACTAAATTGATTAACTAACGGGAGATATAACCATATGAAGGAAATCATAACACTCGTAAAAGGATACGCAGATGACTTAGCTCAACTGATGTTATCGCTGGTAGCCATTGGTGCGGTTTCTGAAATTATATTCGGAAGCGGTATCTTCGGCGTTAATGTTATTGGTAACCTAACAGCAATTATTAATAATTTCGGCGAATCTGGTTTCGCTGGATTAGTCGCATTATTGGTGTTGGTGGGTTTATTCCGTAAGTAGTACTATATCGGATGACTAAATAAAGGGGGAGCTTATCCGAGTTCCCCCTTTTTAATTTATAAGAGATAAGGTTTTTTTAGCATCAAATCTACCAGCTTTAGGCCAACCATTTACAGCACCATCACTTTCACCTGGTGTTTTAATCCAAAGATAAGCATCACAATTTCTTGATGATGTTCTGATAGTAGGTGTTTCCCCAAGTTTCATATCTTGTGGATTAAATGTTTCCCAAACTTCTCTACCATTTCGTGATGTATCGATAACATAATTTAAATCGGTAATATCAGAAATCTTATCACCCCACCTAATACATTTATCTGTAGATACAAAATTACTTACATTGACAGAAAATCCTTTTATCTTACTATCATTAAATAAATTTAAATACATAGATGCATCTTTAACCTTTAACCAATTAGGATGTCCTATATCAAGATAGAGTTCTGCACTACATTGAGATAAAAGTTTTAAAGATTTTCTGATTAACCTTGTTCGATTTGTTCGTTGAAAGAAATTCATCTTTCTCATATGTGGGATAGCATCAGGTTCGAATATTATTATTGGTTTATATGAACCAATACCTTTTGCGATATCACCAACATATTTTAGATATTGTTTTTCACTTAAACCACCCTTTGAATGTCCACCAACATCCCTACCAGGTATAGCATATAAAACTATAACTGGTTGAGATGGGTGAGCTCTTCTACACAATCTTCGCATTCTCGTTGCGATTCGTTTAAGTGGTTTTTTAGGATTACTTATAATCCAAAAGGAATTTGGATAGGATGTAATCGCTTTTAATTCAGGATATTCATCGGTATTATTTTTCCGATAATCCCAATCTTGCTTATAGAGTTTCACTCAAACCAACTACCAGTTCGTTTTGTATCAACTGAACCAGTAGTTAAATAAGCCTTGTGTAAATTATTATGATGTTTCTTCATCACATTAATTACACGAGTTATGTGTTGTGTATTAGAACCAGTCATTTCACGAATAAGAATGTATAATGCTTTCTTATTGAAGTTATCGATATTGTGTCTCATATCAATTAACTCCACTACTGAATTGGCAACATCCAAATCTTTCTTTCGTTTAAAGACTGTTGTTAAATTATTTCTCCAATAATCCGCAAGTTGTTCGATGTACTCCATCTTCATACTACGAGATTCTTTACCACGAAGTTCTCCGACAGGGTCTCTTTTATAATCCATAACATCTTCACTATCGTGTTGTTTCATCTTCTTGTAATTATTGTTGTTGTGTAAAATCAAATAGTTCTTAGCAACAATACTAAAGTATGAAAATGCCTTTCCCTTACCCTCTGCAAATTTGTGGATGTTCATATATAAGAATGATACCACTTCGTGTTTCACATCCTCACTTGGGACATCAAAGTAATAAAATTTAAATGTATGAATTATATTCTCAGCAAGTTTCTCAAATGGTGTGCGAATATGTTCATTGTAAATCCGTTGTTTCATATGAGCACGAGTTTCTTTATTCAAGCGAATGATTGCATCTTCAGTTCCTTGATGAAAGTAATATCGTGGTGATGTCTTTTTTGCTTTTGGTGGCATTTATATATCCTCTTCTGTTATTTTATTTAAATCATTGACGGTGTCTTTAATTGCTGTAAAGACTGTTCCGATATCATCATCGGATTTGAACTTACCCTCTGAATCTAATTCATCGAGTGTTCTTTGTGTTAGAATGATTTGTGCTGAGAAGTTCTCAATCCATTCTTCTAATCGTTCTACTTTTTGTATTTGATTATACGAAGTCCACGCAAGTGTAAAACTTAATATAAAAAATACTACTGCAAATATTTCTAATATCATTATTTATCTCCAAACAACTCGTTAAATAAATCTTTTGGTGATTCACCTGCAAGTTTAGTTTCTACTTCTGATTTAACTGCATCTTTGATATTACCTACTGATTTAAGAACTCGTTTAGTTTCTTTTTTATCTCCACGCTTCCACTCATCCGATTCGATAAATGTTGCCATCATATCTGCCTGGTGTAGTATTCGTGATATATGACTTCTCAATCCAGTCTCTGGTAAGAAGGTCATTAAATATTTTTTATTTGCATCTTCGTACATACCATCTGTTAACATCAATCCCATATACTCATTTTCTGTTAAAGGTATTTGGAAGTGTTGTAATAGATAAAATGCTCTATCTGTTACGGTCATATAAGGTAACTCTGGATTATGTGTATAAATCTTACCTTGATTTTTACGATGCCAATCTGATTCATTTGGTATATAGTAATCGTGTTCTAAATTACCTACCTTACCTAAATCGTGATGTAATGCAGCAAAGATTAATTCTTCATCCGTGAAGTCAATCTCCGCTCCCTTTTCTTCCCACAACTTTTTTACTGATTGTGAAAAATCTACAATGTGTAAAACATGCTCTACATATCCACCCACCATAGCATTATGATAATGTTCCTTAGCACTTGCTGGTGCCAACATCATCCTATCTTCAAAATAATCATACATCTTATTTAATTTCTCAAGTCGTTCACCTGAGAAACTCATCGTAATGATATTTCGTAGTGCTTTATAGTTTTCTTGTATCTTTTCTGCTGATAAACTTTTCATATTATTTATATATCTCCAATTTAATATGTCTTAATATAAGGCCAAATGCCTATATAAGTCAAGTGTTTTTTTCATTTTATTGAATTTAAATAAGAACCGCCGATATTCCAAAATAAAGTCTTACCTTTTAAGTTCTGTATATTATTCTCTAACCAATACCATTGTTTCTTGTCCCAAAATTCGTTACAATCAAATGGTACTTCGTAGTCATCCATCATATCATCAAATGCATATGGTGATTTTTCGAGTAGTATATTTTTTAAATCACCTGCGTGATTCTCATTTAAAATCTTTTTTGTTGATGAGAATGCACTCATCGTAATAGAATAAACTTTCCTTGATTCATTGTTTAGTTTCCACCAATCATCTCCGTATTCTAAAAATTCTTTTATTAATCCACTTGCAGTAACACCACTACCAATACTAACTACAAGGTTATCATACTCCCTATCTTTCAATACTTCTCTCATTCTACCCCCCATATAACTGATGTATGCGG